TCCTCCAGCCTCTCGGAGAGCCGGCGCAGCCACGTGAGGCTGGACAAGGGCTTGCGGACGTGACCAGAGGCACCCATACGCCGATGATGCAGCAGCGCCTTTCCTTGCTATTGCTCGTATTCTGAGCCATAGCTTTACGAAGCTACGCCAAACCTCACGCCCCCCACCACATCGAGGCAACGATGACCTTCTGGAAAGTTCTCGCCCTGTGCACGATCGGCGCTTTCGGCCTCTGGGTGTACGACGCCCAGCAGACCGGCAAGGCACGCGCCGCGCAGCGCACCGTCACGCAAGCGGCCGACGACGCGCGCCAGGCGGAAGTGATCCGCCGCGGCGCCGTCATCCGGTCCGAGCGCAGGTTCGATGACTTCACCCTGCGCACGATCGAAATGCCCAAGAAGACCGAGTTCGGCACCGAGGTGGTGACGTGCTTCCTGTTCGACTCCCCGCACGCCGCCACGATTGCCTGCCAGGAAGTCGGCGAGCCGGTGTTCTGACGGGCGGCTGCGGTGGATGATCGCCGGCCGCCCGTCCTTCAATGGCGGGCGCGCGACTTGAACACTTCCAGGTAGCGGTCGTAGATGACTTGCTCCTGGGCTTCGGCCGCCTTCAGCCGGTCGCGCTTCTCCTTCACGCTCAGGCTCTTGTCCGCGCGAATCGCGTCGGCGTAGTTGCGCCGCGCCTTGATTGCTGCGGCCTGGGCCTTCGCCATCCGGTCGAGCGCGTAGAACTCCTGGTTTTCCACCCGGTACGCGCCATAGGCCGCGTGGTCGCCCATCTTCAGGATGCTCTTTCCTTCACGCACCGCCTTCTCCGCCTCGGCCACGGCCGCATGGTAGGCGCTGCGCGCCTCGCGCACGTCCGTTTCCGTGTAGAACTTGCGCACGAACGGCTGCTCTTTCACCTCCAGGCTTGCGCCGTTGGCCGTCAACCACGCCGCATCGCCAATCGACGTGACAAACTGCCCTGCGCCCCCTGTGAAGGTGCGCGTCAGGTACTTGATCGTCTCGGGTGACACCTCGATGCCGCCCTGATCCAGCGCCTGCGCGATCATGTCGGGGATGGTGCCCTTGGTTGCGCGCCACATCTTTTCGTTGTCGGGCTGGTACTTGTCGAACGCAGATTCGGGGTACATCGGCACGCCCATCGTCGTGCGGTTCATGCCCACCGATGCCGGGATCTGCGCAAGCGTCGGCAGGGCGCCAAGCGTGACCTGCTCGAGCGCCAGATCATCGCCCGCGAAGGCCGCGCCGAACGGGGTGAATTCCTCGATGAAGCTCGACGCCACATGCCACGGCGCCTTGCCCCATTCGCCTTTGCGCTCGGCGTCGGCGATCGCGCGGCCCATGTTCCATAAGAACCCGTAGCCGTAGGGGACGGGAATCTTCAGCCAGCCGTCGCCCGTCTTGATGACGACGTTGCGCGCCTTGGTGTAGTCGCTCAACTTGTCGTAATCGTCCTCGTCGTCGCCCGCCCCGAGCGCGACCGCCATCGTGTAGCCAAGCCCCAGAATGCCGGCCGACACGGCGCGCACTTGCCACTTGTGCCGGCCCTTGAGGTTCGCGTGCGCGATTGCCGCGGTGCCTTGCACGCCTGCGTTGTAGAACAGCCAGAGGGCGTTCATCTGCCCGCCGACCTCGCCCTTGCGGTTGAAGTTGACCGTGGCGTTCTTCGCCAGGCTTGCTGCCTCGGCGCGCGACTTGCCCGACTCGATCATGGCCTTGTAGATCGCCAAGCGCATGGCGTTCTCGCCGGCCTGGTTGATGCGCTCGACCCACACCAGCGTCTTGTCGAACGCCTTGCGGCCTGCCGCGCGTGCCGCGCTCTTCACGTCGCCCGCCTTCAGGCTCGCCAGCACGCCTTTGTAGGCCGCGTACTCGGTGCTGATCTCGTCGCCCAGCCGCTCCAGGTCGGACAGGTACGCCGCCCCGGTGTTGCCGCCGTCCTCGCGGTACATCCTGATCCACTGTGACGCATTGCCGGTGGTGGCGTAGCGGAACAGGTCCGCGAACGAGGCCGGGTAGTCCTTCGCCGCGCGCAGCGCCATCATCGCGCCCTCTTCGCCGGTCACGTTCGCCACGCCCGTCGTGAAGTCGCGCACGATGTTGGTCAGGATGAACTCGGGGTTGTAGCCGGTGTAGATCTTCGAGAAGTAGCCGTTGATCGTGGCGCCGACGCGAAGGATCGCGCCCAGCGCCTCCGTGCCCATGTTGCCGTATGCGCGCGCCAGCAGCTCGTCATTGATCTGCACGCGGATGGCTTGGCCCCTCACATAGACATTGACCTCGTTCTCAGCCAGCATCGGGCTTGCCATGTAGGCCACGGTCGGATCAGAAACCTTGCGGATGCCGAACTCGGACGGGCTGGCGTTCCTCATCGCCGCCGGTGCGGAGGCACGGAACGTCTTGGCCGCTTCGAGCGACTGGAACGAACCGACAACGCGCCCCTTGAACAGCACCTCATACGCGGTGTTGCTCTTCAGCACGCCGCGCTTTTCCGGCCTGCCCACGGTCAGCAGATCATCACGCCCCACCTCGATCGCCATCTTCAGCAGCGACTGGCCGATGCGGTTCTTCTCCGCAAGCATGATGGCGCGCTCGTGGTCGGCCAGGATGTTCTCGACGATCCATTCCCCCTCTTCGCGCAACGTGTGACCCAGCGCGCGCCTGCCCTTGTAATTGGCCTTCAGACCCTTGCCGGCACCCTTCCCGCCCTGCTCCGGCCCGCCCTTGAGCGGGACATAGTGCTGATACGTCGCGTCCCACGCATCGGCCATGTCCTGCGAGATGATCCCGTTATCCAAAAGGATCTGCTTGGTGCGCTCGGTGATCGCGCGGAACTCGTTGGCGAGGCGCTTCAGCTCGGCGGGCGCCGCAGCAAGGATCGCGGTGGCATCCGCCGTCTTCATGCCCGAGCCGCCATCGGGCATCTGCTTGTTGATGCTGGCGACCTGGATGTTGCGTTCCTCGGCGTGCTGCGCGTGCAGGTACTGCGCCACATCGTCCATCGAGTAACCGGCACGCTGTATCTTCTCGACCAGCGGCTTCACGGTCTTCTCGCGGAAGTCCTCGGCCTTGTTGGCAAAGCGCGAGTGCATCCGCTCCTCGGCCTTGTAAACGTCGGCCTGCTCGGAAAGCGTGACGCCTTGCGCGGCCAGCCACTCCTTGATGACGGTGAAGCGGTTCAGCTTGTCCTGCGCCTTGCGCTGGAACGCCTGGAAGCGCGTTTCATCCGGTGGTGTGGCCTGTGCCTGCGCGGCACGCGGCGCCGCCTGTGCGGTCTGCGAGACGCGGCTTTCCTTCGCGCCTTCTCCGCCTGTCACATCCCCGCGCGCCATGTCCCGCACGTTCAGCTTCGCAATCGCAACCAGGTCGTCGACCGTCGGGTTCAGATCCACCCCGGCACGCATCGCCCACGCCCGGACCATCGCCACGAAGTCGCGCACGATGTCGCTCACGCGACGGCCGAACTTGAGGTCGATCCAGTTCATCAGCTTGCCATCGACCGCCGAGAACCCTGCTTGCCGGCCGGCGACCACCGCCTCTTCCACGATGTAGGCCGCAGCCTCGGTGACGTTGCCCGACTCGCCCGCGGCATCCATGCGCTGCTCGACGCGGAACAGGAAGTCACGCAGCGGCTTCGAGCGCGCCTGCCGTGTCTCGATCAGGTCCATCGCCTTGCGGTCGATCTCGGCGCGCTGCTTGCCATGGGTGGCTTCGTGCAGCAGGACGGCGGGCGCGGTGCGCTCGGTGAGGTTTGGCGCGACGAGGAAGGTCAGGCCGGATCGGGAGTCGAACAGCCCGTTCACGTCACGCCCATCTGTCGAGCCGAGCGATTGAACGGCATCGTCCATCGAGCGCCCGGTCTTGCTCGCAAACGTCCCCGCCAGGTCTTCCGCGCGCTCGACCACGACCACGCCACCGGGCTTGCCTTCGTCGCCCCGGCGCAGCGCAGATTCAACTGCGCGAGTCAGGCTGGGGAAGCGCGAGGAAATGGACTGGACGAGGGCGCTGCGGGTCATGGCGGTGGCGACCTCCTGACCGCCGGCGCGTGACATGGCCGGCGCATCCCCTTCGGGCTTCAGGTACTGCTCGCGGATGAAGAACCCGCCGTCCTTCTTCCAGGTGTAGGGGTCGATCTTCTGCGCCTGCTCTTTGCTCAGGTCGGTGCGAATCACCCCGCGGATGACCTTGCCCTTGGCCGTGGTGTGCTCCACGATGGGCAGCCCCTGCCGCTCCACGGTGCCCACGGCGTCCGGGTTGGCCGCCTTGGGCTTGGGCCTGTCGCTGGCCTGCTCGGCACGGCCGGCCGGCGCTGCGTCTGCCTCGACCACGCCGGCCCGCTTGGGCAGCGTCAGATCCTCAAGGCGGTCGAACAGCTCGCCGATGTCATCGACGCCAGTGTAATCACGCTGGCGCTCCGCCAGGTTCTGCGCCACGGCCGGATCGCTCTGCTTCTCGATCACCACGATCCGCGTGGCGACGCGGGTGCCGGCGCGCTCGAAGGTCACTCCCGGCATCTTGATGTCGGCGATCAGGTGCAGCCCTTCGGCCGGGCGCACCGCCTGCATACGCTGGCCGGCGGCCTCGACCTTGGAGATTGCCGTGGCGTTGATTGCGCCGGCCGGGCCGGTGTTCGCGTCGCGCACATAGCGCGGCCCATCGGCGCGTCCATCCACCTTGTCGACCACGATCGTGGTGGATGCGCCGAACCCGCTGATCGTGAGCGTGTCGCCACGGTAGATCGGGCCGAGCGTCGGATGCTCGAAGAGGGGCTTTGCAGGGCGCTCCTCGGTCTCATAGAACCACTTCTCGAAGCGCTTGTCGGCCGCCGGCCCCGTCGGGATCAGGGCCACGATGCGGCCCCGCTCGCGCAAGTGCGTTGCCGCCTTGGCGACGTGCTCGATGGCCGTCTTGCCGCCGCTGCCGAACGGCGGATTCATCACGATGGCGTCAAACTTGTTGACGACGTTCAGCGCCTCGAACGTCGTGTCCTGAATCTTCCCGTCGAAGACCATCGCCAGGCGCGGCAGCAGCGTCGAAGACGGCTCAATCGCGGTGCGCTCGGCGTTCTCCGGCATCCAGCGCGCAATCGCCCCGTGACCGGCAGACGGCTCGAGCACGCGCTCGCCGGGGCGAATGTCCGCCCATTCGACCATCTTCAGGCCGACAGGCTCAGGGGTGGCAAAGTAGTCCGCGCCCTCCTGCGCCTTGGTCTTGCTCGTCTTCTTCTGCTGCCCGAAGTAGTAGGCTTTGGCGCGGTCGTACTCGCTGATCGCCTCGTTTGCCAGCCGATCGCGTTCTTTGCCGCCCTTGCCCTCGCCCTCCATCCCTGCGCGGTAGGCGTTCGATTCCTCGAAGCCCTGGATGAACGCATCCTTGAGTGCGCGCGCCTGCTCGCCCGCGCCCAGGTTCTCCGCGGCGCTCGCGCGCTGCGCGATCGTGCTCGCAAAGGCCCACTTCTCCCAATTCGTGCCGGTGTTCAGATAGCGGATGATCGCGTCCGACTGCTGCCCGGTGCGGTAGATCCGGCCTTCCTGCTGGATCGCGGTCGTCGGCTGCGTCGGCTGGCCTAGGTTGAACAGCACGCGCTGGTACTTGCCGGTCGTGTCGTGCAGGCTGATGCCCTCCTTGCCGGCGGCCGACTGCACGAGGATGACTTGCGGCCCGCTGGCGTCGTCCTGGAACTTGGCGACGCTGGCGCGGCGCTGCTGCTTGGGCACGTTGCCATTGAAGAGCAGCACGTCCGGGAATGCGCGCTGGAATGCCTCGATCGGGTTCGGCATCTTGGCGATGTCCGAGCCGATCAGATCCGCGAACTGCTGGTTGAAGGCGTCGAGCGCGGCGTTGTACGCCTTGCGCGCAGCCGCGGCGTCCGCGTCGTCACCCACCTCGTTCAGTCGCCGCTGCACGAACGGATTGAAGCCCCCTCCCTTCTTGTAGTCGTGGTAGACCACCACCTTGCGGCCCAGCGCCAGGTGTTCGCGCACATGCGGGATGACCTCGGCGGCCTTGATTGCCTCGAGCAGATAGCGGCGCGACAGGTAATCGAACTTCTCGTCGATTGCGAACTTCAGCGCATCCACCCCGCGACGATCGCCGCCGGCCTCTGCAATGCGCCCGCCTTCCTCGCGCAGCCAGGTCAGCGCCGCGTCGATGCGCGTGCCGATGGCCGAATCCACGAGGATGAATCGGCGGTCGTAGTCGAACGGCACGTCAAGCATGCGCCCCGAGAGCGATCCCTTCTTCTTCAGCCAGCCATTGAACTGGCGCTGCATCAGGCCGCTGTCGACCTTGGCGTCGGGCTCAGTGAGCTTGTTGTGGCGCATCCGGTAGCCCAGGTGCTGCATGAAGAAGCGCTCGCGGTTGCCGCCGTCGTTGTAGCCGCGGAACGACCCTCCCTCGCTCGGCTGGCCTTCGTTGTAGTCGAAGAGGTAGCCATTGGCCCAATCGATCGTCTTCTCGTAGGCGAAGGGCGTTGCCGACAGGAATACGGCGCGCGTCCGGCTGGCGCCTTGGCGGGCCTTGATGTCGGCCTCGAGCGCGCGGAACTTCTCATCGAGCTTGCGGCTCAGGGCGTCGGCCTTGTCCTGCACCTTCTCGGCCTGCGCCCACTGGCGTTCGTCATCGGACGTGCGCAGCATCTTGGCGTCGGCCGAGAGCCGGTTGCGCTCGGCGATCTCGTCGCCGTTGAGCATTTCATGCCGGCGATACACGCCGTCCGGGTGCAGGGTGATCGCACGCAGCGCCCGCAGGTAGCTGGTCGGCGTGCCGTCCTTGTCCTGCATCAGATAGTGCGACTCGTCCGACACCACCATATCCCACTCGCGCGAGGCGAGCGCGGCGTTGTCGCCGAAGTTGGCGTAGGTCGTGATGACGATCCCTGCGCCCGCGTCGTTGGTATCTTGCAGGCGCGCGATGTCGAGCCCGAGCACGCGCCCGGACTTCTGCCAGTCCTCGATGATCTTGTCGTTTGGCGCGACGATCAGGGTGTTCGTCTTGCCTGCGAGCGCAAAGCGCTTGACGATGCCCAGCCCGGTGAATGTCTTGCCGGTCCCGGTCCCGTTCGTGAAGAGCATGCCGTAGCCGTCCGGCTTGGCAAAGCGCTGCTCGGCCTTGAATACGTCCTCCTGCTGGCCCGGCAGCAGTGCGGGCAGTGCGGCACGAATGTCCTCGAGGCTGTTGCCGTGCGGCGTGGCATCGGCTTCGGCCTGCGCCGCATTGGTTGCCGCTAGGCGAGATCCGCCGCGAGCAGCCGCCTCAATAGTTTTTGCTGCGTCTGGCTCAACGGGCGCTCCATCGATGCCAGGATCAGCGCTTCGGCGATCGAGGTCACTTCGGGTAGCGCTTCCCGGTACATCGGTTGCGCCTGTGTAAACCGTGAGATCGCCTCGTTCTCGAGCAGGAGCGGCTTCACGTCCTGATAGCTCGCCGCTACGTCGTGCCCCACTGTCCGCGCGAGTGCCTTGTACTCCTTGTCCTCGGCCTGCTGCATCTCTTCCGGGTTCAGCGCGAATGCCTTCTTCGCCCACGCCGTCTTGAGTTGCTGCGTCTCGGCGATCTGGTTCCACACCGCTGTCGCCACGCTCGTCAGTGCCATTGCCTTGCTCCTTCTGTGCCATGCCGGTGAAGTCGGCGTTCTCGTCGGCCGCTTGTACATCGGCGATGTTGTCCATGCCCTCGAAGCCGCGCGCACGCGGATCGAACGCGATCGCCACATACCAGCTCTTCAGATACGGCCGCACCGACTCGCCCAGGTCGCCCAGCATTGCGCGAGCGTAGGCGGCGAAGGTGCGCGCGCCCTTCTCGATATGGTAGCCCGCCAGCGTGATGCCAGCCTGCAGCATTTCGGGGTCGACGCCACTGTTGAGCTGGCCGAGCTTTCGGCGCAGCAGCGCGCGCGCCTTCTCGGCGGCGTCTTCGGTGAAGATCGTATTGACCGATGCCGCTGGCGCAGCCGGTCGAGCGGGTTGCGGCGCCGGATCTGCCTGCCCGAAGATCCCGCCCTGACCCGTCAGGTTCTCCATCGGGTCCATGCCGAGCTCGTACGTATCGGCTGCGGCCTCGCTGCGACGGCGGACCTCGGCGCGCTCTTCGGCTTGGCGCTGCTTGGCTGCGGCTTCGCGCTCGGCGCGGGCGTCGGCTTCAGCCCGTGCAGTCTGCTCGGCTTCGCGCTGGGCGATGTCGGCGTTGGTGTAGGCGTCGAGCGTCAGCCCTTCTCGCTGGCCTTGGCCCGCTTCTTCTTGCGCCGCGCCAGCTTCGCCAGCCCGTTCGCCAGGCGCTGCCGTTCCTCGGGCGTCAGCCGTTTCAGCGCTTCCTGCGCCTGCTTGAGTTTGTCCGACTGCATTGGCGATTTCCTCTTCAGTGAAGCCCAGCGCCCGCATGGCGTCGGCTTCGGATTGTTCTGCGAAGCCTCCGAATGCGTCATCGAAGAACTCGGCCACTTCCCGCGCGTCGGGCGCGTCGAGCACGTCACCGAACGACGCCTCGAAGTCGTACATCGACGCATCTTCATCCAGCGTAGCCTGTCCGCGCTGGGCGTCCAGCCATTCCACCATGCCCTCGATGGTGCGCGCCGACTTCACCGGAATCCACTCGCCCCGCGCCGCGGCCTCGATGTGCTGCGCGAGCACGTCGGGACGGGCTTCCATGCCGGTCATGAACCATTCTGCGCGCGGAATCCACTTGGTGCGCGAGGCGTTGCCTGCTGCGTCTCGGATCAGCTTCCCGCCCTCTTCGGCCCATCCGGCATCTTGCGCCATTGCGCGCAAGTCTTCCGCATTGCGTTGGGCGCGGTCGACGGTGACGGGATCGGGCTTGCGGGCAGGGGGCTGGCGCTTCGGCTTGTCCGCCGCTTTCGCCTGTGCGGGCCTCGATTGCTCGGGCGCCATGGGCGCCTGAGTAGGTTGCTTGCCGCCCCGCTGCGCGACCGCTTCCTCGGAGCGCGCTCGCGCCTGCTCCATCGTTTCGGTCGGCACGACCTCGCCGTCGAAGTTGACGCGTGCGGCCGGCTGGCCGGTCTCGGCGTCGAACACTTGCACGCCCGCACCGAACTGGTCAGCCGTCATTCCGGTGCGCTTGATGTACTCGCGGACCTTCTGGCGAGCTTCGTCCATGCTCCACACCGGCATTTCGACGCGCTCGTTGTTGCGGGTCGGCGCGAGGACAAAGAACGGTGCAGCTTCGGTGTCGGCAGCAGCCTCGGCTACTGCGCCGATTCCAGTCCCTTCACCCGTCGCCGCGCCTTCCTGTCCGCCCGCTTCTTGCGCTTTGCCATCCACCTGTTCAGCCTTGGGCACATCCTGCACTTCCTCCTGCGTGGGAACCGTTGCGCGGAACTGCGCCACGTCGGGCGCTTGCATCATGCCGTCGCCGCCGAAGGCCACGGACACGCGCTGCTTGGCGCCTTGCAGTGCGTCCATCACCGGGCCGGCGAAGCGCTTGGGCACCAGCAGGGCGCCATCACCGCGCGGCAGTGCGCTGGCAAGGGCTTTCGGGTCGATGCGCTTGACGGCCTCGCGGGCGTTGTCGCCCTGCACCATCAGGTTGCCACCCTCGGTGAACATCGCCTCCACGTCCGCCAGTAGCGCGTCCTGGTCGATGTCGATGCCGTTGGCAGGCTGGGGCGTGACTGCGCGGCGCATCGCCGCACCTTCGGCGCGCGTAACCAGCATCTCGATGGGGTCGCCCGTTGCTGCGGCTTCCGCTTCCTTCTCGGCGATCTTCTGCTCGACTACACCGGCAACCTGTTGGCGCTCGGCCTCTCCCACAGATACACCCGGCTCGCCGCTTCGTGCAGGTGCTCCGGCAGGTTGATCCACTCGTCCGAGGCCGACAGGGCCACTTGGTGTATTTCCTGCGCTTCCTGCGGGGTCAGCACTCGGTCCTTGATAGCTTGCTGCATCCAGCGGGGGAGCGACATCGGCGGTCTCCTGAGCATTGGAAGGGTCAAGGGCCTGGCGGGCGAGCGCATCATTGACGCCCGGGTCGAACTGCAGGCCGGCGGTCAAGTCCGGCTCGGGGCGCTGCATCGCGCGTGCGCCACGGCTCACGGCAGAAGCGCCGCCCATCATCAGCCCGCCCTGGATGATGGTCTGGCCGATGGTGTCGGCCACTTGCGACAGGTACTGCGCCATCCCTGCTTCGGGGTTCAGGCCGATCTGCGGCGCCTTGTCGGTCAGGAACTGGCCGGTCGTGGTCAGCACCTCGCCGGGGATCTCCTTGGCGAGCGCGGCGCCGAGCTCGGCCACAAGCTGCTTGGTCGGCACGCCCTTGTACGCCATCCTGAGCGCGGCCAACTGGTTGCCCAGGCCGAACTTTTCCCCGATCACCTCGAAGGCCGCGAAGAGGCTCGCGCGCGTTGCCGCGTCCTGCCCGTCCAGACCCGCCTGCCGTCCTTCGGAGTATTCCTGCCCGAACGCTTGCGCCGCCATGCCGCCCAGGATCAGCGCCTGGCCGCCTGCAATCGAGCCGCCGATCAGCAGCGGGAGCTGTTGCGTCAGCGAAGCCACGGCGCCCTCGAAGAGCCGCGCGCCCGCCTCGCCTTCACCGATGGCTGCGACCTGTCCGGCAGCCTTGCGCGCGCCCTGCTTGAACTGCCCGGATGCGAAGTCTGCGCCCACGAAGTCCGCGCCCGCCTGCAGGAAGCCCAGGATGCCCTGCCTGTAGCCCTCGTAGCCCTTCACCGCGCCGCGGAGCGCGGGGTTCGCGCCCTCGTAACGCTGCTTGAGGTCAAAGTCGAAGTCCGACGCCTTGATGCTGCCGACCGGCGCCTCGCCGCCGATCATCTGGCTGGCGGTCGTCATCTCGGCGGTTGCCGGGTCCATGCCCTGCGCGCGGTTGCGCTCGAGCTTCGCTTCACGCCGCTGATCGAACGGCTTCAGCGACTCGGCCGGGTTCATCGCCTGGTACTCGGCGTCGACCTGGCGCGCGATGTCGCCCAGCCAATCGGGGCGCGACAGCATCGCCTCGCGCTTTTCGGGGTGCGCGTCGTACTGCTGTTGCACAAAGGCGCGCGTCTGCGCATTGGCGGGCGTCTGCCGGGCGCTCTGCTCGCCCGGGTAGTCGGCCATCACCGAGTCGGGCTTTGCCGCCGCGGGGGCTTTCTCGCCCGGATGTGGACGCACATCCACAGGCTCGCCGCTCGGCGCCGAGAGCGTGCCTTTGAGCGCGCTCCAGCCGCGCTCGAGCAAGCCGGGTTCTTCAGCAGGCTCAACGGGATCGCTCTCCCACCAGTTGCCAGCGGCCTCGGCAGGGGCCACAGGGTCGCCCTCCCACCACTTGTCGGCCGGCTTGGCGCGCTTGCCGCCGGAGACCTTCAGCAGATAGTCGTCGGTGGACAGCCCGGTCGCGCGATCTACCGTGCCCGCCCTGCCTTCGCGCAGCCACTTCTTTGCCGTGCCCGGGCCGGCATGATGGGCGATAGTCGCCGCATCCAGGTCGCCGCCGAACTGGTTGAGGTTGTCGAGGAAGTAATGCAGGCCGGCACGGGAGGCGTCTGCCGGATCGTTCAGGTCGTACTGCGGGTACGCCTTGGCGGTCGCCGGCATGATCTGCAGTGCGCCGCGCGCCCGCGTGCCGTTGTGCATGCCGCCATTCACCCGCGGTCCCGTCGCGTTCAGGTTCCCGCTCGACTCCACGCCCGCAAGCCGCAGGACGCGATCACGCACCGCGGGGTCGGAGACTTCAAACTCGTCAAGCAGCGCATCAAGCGTGATGTCGCTTTGGGCCTTGGGCTCTTTGACGGTGGGAGACGCGCGGGACGGATCGTAGGCCATGCTCGAGTGCACCAAGGAAAGGATGCCCGCACCATGCCCGGCTTTTCTGGCTGGGGGTGCCCTCTCGGCCAGAAACGACAAACCCGCCGAAGCGGGCTTGTGCGGTCACGGCACGATGCGAATCTGCCCGTCCGGCGATCGGTAGCGGGTGCCCGATGGGAGCGCGGCGCGCTCTGCGGCCGACTTCGGCTCGGCGATGCCGTCCTTGCCGATGACAGGCTTCACCTCGTCGGGCACATCCTCGACGCCGACGAGCTGCCGCGCCTGTCGGCGGGCCTCGTCAATCGTGATCGGCTCGCCCGCCTTCTTCGCCTCCGTGAAGATGGTCGTCGCCGCCTTGGCGACATCCGGGGCGCGCTCGATCTTGTTGATGCGATCGAAGATGCTGCGCTGCTCAGGCGTGGCGCGCGAGTACCATTCCGCAGCCTGGACGTTGGCCGGCGCATTCTTTCCTGCCACAGATCCCGCATGCCGCGCATCCGCGCGCAGCTTCCCGGCGTTGGCGCGGTTCTCTTCTGCCTCGGATGCGACCTTGTCCACCTCGGCGCGCGCCTTCTGCCCCTTGAATGCCGACTCCTGCGCGCTCGCCGTCAGGTCCAGCTTCAGCAGCGACTCGAAGCCGATGCGGGAAACCGGCGTCTGCCGGCCGTCTGGCGTCGTGATCAGGATGTCATCGCCCACCGGCTTCGCGGTGGCGCCGCCGAACATCGTGGCGAATCGCTTGTTGAACGTGTCCCAATCGTCGTTGATCGCGGTCTTCATGTAGAGGTCGGCGACGCCCGACTCACGAAGCTGCCGCTGAATCTCCGCGGCCTTCGTGTATTCGGTCGCCGGCAGGAATCCGCTCTGGAACGCCTTTTTGCCCGCGCGGGCCTGTACTTCCGCGAGGTCGAAGCGGTCGAGATCCTGCTTGCCGGTCTCTTCCTGGTAGGAAAGCAATTCCTCCTGGTTGATCTTCTCGAGCATTCCGACGCGCTGCTTTTCCGCATCCTGCTCCTGCCGCGCCTTCCTGCGCCAGTCCTGTTCCTCCTGGAGCATGGCGAGGCGCGCGTCGCTCTCTTGCTGGCGCGCACGGTTGTTCTGGATCGTCATTGTGTTGTTCAGGCCCTGCGAGATCCCTTGCGCAAGGCCGCCAAGCATGTTCAGTCCGCTCATACCATTGACTCCAATCCAGCCAGCCCGACCGTCTTGATCTGCTTGGGCGTCTTGCCATTGGCGCGCAACTCCAAGCCCTTCTTGTTCAGCTTGGCGGCATCCTTGTCGCCAATTAGCTTCGATGCCTCGCTGTTCAGCACCTGCTCGCCCGAGACCAGCATCGCCGGCACGGTGTCGCGGTTCTCGACCCACTCGCCGGGCGTGCGCCCGCCTGCGCGAAGGTCTGCCAGGGTGCCGGTCACTTCTGCCTGCTCAAAGCGCTGCATGGCCTCCTGCTCGCTCATGCCCGCATTCTGCGTGCCGACCTTGCCGCCATCGTTCCACCAGTCCAGCAGGGAGCCGACCGCGTAGGCTGCGCCCACCCACGGAAGGGCTGCGCCGATGGTGCTCATCACGCCTGCGCCCGCTGCCGCGCCGGCCGTGCCTGCGCCACCGGCAAGCGTCGATGCCCCGCCTGCGAGCGTCCCGGCGCCGGTTGCTGCTGCGCCGCTGGTGATGCTGCCCGAGAGTGCGCCCGTTGCCGCCGCGTCGATGCCGGTGCTCATCAATGCGCCATTGGTGGCGCCGGAAAGCCCGCTCGCCGCTTCGGCGCCTGCCATCGAGGACAGCCCTGCGCCTGCGCTTGCGGAGCCGCCCGCGACCGCTGCGTCGCCCACAAGGCCCGCGTTCTGCGCGGCCATGCCTGCGGAGTTGGTCGCAACGTCCTTGGCGAACGCGGAGCCGGCTGCATCAGCCGCGGCATTTGCGGACCGCTTGTCCGCGATCTTCTTCGCCATCATCAGATCGTTCATGCCGATGCCGCCACCCTGCTGCTGCGGAGCCTGCGCGGTCGGGGGCGGGGCGATGCTCTGCATCTGGAAGAAGCCTTGATTCTGCTGCGAGCCGGCTTGGCCGCCGACCATGTGGCGCTCGACAGTCTTGCCGCCCAGCGCCGCAAGACCCGGCACCTTGCCGCCATCCTTGGCGAGCATCGCATACGCGGTCAGGCCGGCATTGGCGACGTTGCCGATCGCGTTGGCCTGCTGCTGATCCTGCGCCATCCTCTGATTGGCCTGCGAGCTGTAGACAGAGCCAAGACCCGACGCGGCGTTGCCCATCTGCGTGGCGGCGTTGTTGCTCTGCCCGGTGAAGGTGCCCACCGCATCCTTGGCGACGTTCAACTGGTATTGCTCGGCCTGGTTGCGGGTGACGTTCTTGCCGGCCGCCATGCGCGCCGCGTTGTTTACCTGCGTCGAGCGCAACGAGCCGGCAAAGCGCGGATCGTTCGGATTGACGCCCATCGACGCCAGGTTACGCTCGGTCGCCGCGCGCTCCATCGCGTTCGCGCCAGCCATGTCCGCGCCGGCCATCCGCGCTTGGCGGTTGGCATAGTCGGGCGCGAGGACGTTCTGCACGTTGCCGACATAGGCTTTCGTGGCGCCGGGCAGGTTCTGTTCTGCGATACCGCGCAACATCCGGGCGGATGCGGCCTGTTCCTCGTAGAGCGTTTCGAGGTTGTCGTACTTGACCTGACCGCCACCACCGCCACCACCACCGCCGAAGTAATAGCGTCCATAGTAGGCATCAGGTCGGTCAAATTTTGTTCGGACGAGCTTACCCATGTCGGTGCTCCCAGGTTTCGTAGGTTTCGTGTGTGAAGAAGCGCCGCATGTCCATCGAAACTTTGCGCATGTGCATCCAGCCGCCCGTCAGCATTGCGCAGAAGATGAAAATCTCTCGACCAAAGTCCTTCAGGAAGAAGGCCCACATCCGTTCGTGAGGGTCGCTGCCTTGCTCCATGCTCACCGAGTCAAGCCACGCATTGACGCAGACAATCACCAGCGGCAGCAGCCTGTCCTGGTGTGCGCGATAAAACGGGTTTAGCGGGAAATTGATCAGCGCAGCCTGGAAGGCCGCATGAATCTCGCTCTCGGTGGGCTGCGCGTCCTTGTCGATCAGGTCGTCCCAAACTTCAACGATCTGCGACAGGTCGAGCAAAAATGCGACGGCATCCGTATTGCCCGCCATCCAGTCAATTAGTTTTTCGTTGCGCTCCACGCGCCACGCTTCGGTGTCGAACGGGTCGGTATTCATGTCTTTCGGCCGTGGCATGCTGCCGTGAATCAAGGCGCCGCTCTGAGGTCATGGCGCCCACCGCCAGATCCTTCGGAATCACGCCGCAGTAGTCCATGCGGCATGGTGTCGCTTATCTGCGCTTGGGGGTGCCCTTAGCTGGGCTGTCCGCCCGCCACGATGTCTTCAAGCGTTGTCAGGCTCGCCAGCGCGTCCTTTCCCACCCACGACTGCGCGTAGATCGCCTGCCGGTGCAGCCCAATCATGAGCAGCAACCCCTCGATCTCGGCGTGTGTCATCTGAAGCGTGCCGTTGTCCCGCGTGCGGATTGCGGAGGTGCCGGTGAGGTATCCACGCTCGTAGCCCTTCAGGATCAACTGGAGTTCCGCCATGAACCTGTCGTCGGAATGGAAGACGTGGCCGTTGTGTGGATAGCCGGCCACCAGTTCGCGGTCACGCCACGCGTTCCAAGCTTGGCGTTTGGACTCTCGGGCCACGTCGAGGTTGGGTAGCCAGGACTTTGTGGGCCAGTCCCATTCGTGATGGGGCGACGGCTGAGTAGGTATTTGACTGTATTCTCCGTTCTCAATGCGGAATGTGTTTGAATCCGCTCGTGTACCAACGTCAATTCCGACTTTGTCGCTTTCTAAGGAAAGAGGATCAGATGCCTCTCCTGAGTAAAGCACCTCACTTGTTGTCTTATCCCACGCTGTAAAAAGTATATTACTCATTATTTCAACATCCCGAACGCCACAATTCTCTTCGTACCTACATCTGTGCTTTCAATAGATACCGTAACTGTTTTTCCGGTGGCGCCTCCAGATACGTTTGCCGAATGTACAATGGTAATTGGAGGGACAGCGTACTTAGTATTCGTTGAGTCTCCAATCGGGCCTACTTCATTGTATGCTGCACCTCCTGCCGTCTGCGTAAGCGCGCTGCTGTCGATTGATACAGTTGCACTATGCGACGTATAAACAGTGCTGTCTTTCCTTCCTGGAAGGAACCCAATAGCCACCACCCGAAGTGTTTGGTTCGCAGGGACATTAAGCGTTGTCGATATTGGAGCTGAAGTTGAACTTCCCGCTGCGACGCTGGAAACGGTTACTGAATTGTCTGCCAGCCTCAGCGTATCAACGGCAGCATCCCCAATCTTGGCAGTGGTGATCTGTGCATTTTTAATATGGGCCGTCTCAATCTGTGCGTCGCCAATCTTTGCAGTAGTAATCGCACCGTCTTTTATCTTCGCCGTCTCAATCGCAGCCGTACCGATTACCGCCGCAGTAATCGCAGTCGGCCCCATGTAGTTGAGCACGTTACTGGAACTGATTTTGTTCCAGGTCGCAACAAAGTCATTGGCCAGTACGGATGTACCGTTCCTCGTGAGGTGCGCGTCAATATCAACAACGGGCGGCGCAAGGTTCTTTGTCGGAACCCTACCCTCGTTGAGCATCAGGCGGGTGGCGACAGACGAGCCGTACTGCTGATACGCCCCATGCCACTCGATGCGAACCTTGTAGGTGCCTGCGGGCCAATCTGCGGGTTCAATCTTCTTAACCATCTGAGTCCAGGTGGTCGTCAGACCCGTATAGGCTGAGTAGTGGCTAATGAACCCGAGACTTACTCCGTCTTTGTCATAACAGCGCACACGGAAATAGACCTTAGGCGTCCCATGACTCCACATCTTGCGCGCCCACCCTGACAGGCAGTGCGGCTTAGAGGCGTCGATCTTGAAGCCTTCAGAGACCCAATACGCTTGCTCGTTTGGCGCGTTCGCAGTGTCCGCAATCGTTGCGTAGAACATAGGCGCTTCGCGGTCCCACGGAGGGCCGTAGGTACTGCCTGCTGCCTCGATACGAATACCGGCAAAAGCCGGTTCTGGGCCTGCGACCACGCGAGTCCAGTTCGGCGCTGAATTCGCACCACTCACCGCTCCCTGCAGGTCAGGGTTCTTGTTGAGCGGATGGCTCGTGTTAAGCAAGTCCTCGTCGTCAGGCTTCCCCGCCGTGAGCGTCCAATCCGCACGCTTTGCCGCCTCTGCTGCAATCTTGTTCAGAAGCGCTTGACGATCCGCGTACAGATTCTTCCAGTAATTGCGGAAGGTCGTGCCGACAATCGTGGTCGTCGTGGCAAGGTTCGCGTCCGTGATCCAGCTTGGCGGGGTTGCGCCGATGGTGTAGGCCGTACCGCCGTTCAGATATGTGCCGAGTGCCTGAAAGTCGTTGTCGTAGTTCGTCTTCTCGGTCGTAATCCCGAAGCTATCGGCCTGCGCACGGATGCCTGCGCGCTCCGCGTAGATCGCATCCCACTCCTTGCGAATGGACTTCTTCTCAGCCGGCGTGAGCTTGTTGTCAGCCGCGATGTCTGCCAGGTCATCAAGGGCTTTAGTGGCGTCTTCTTGGGCCGCATCGGCGGCCGTAAGCGCATTACTTGCGGTCAAGACCAGGGTAGCTGCGTCGGTCCCGCTAATCGTGCCCGTCACGTCGCCAGTGAATGCCACCGTTGAAGAAGGACGATACGGGTTTTCGCCGGAACCTGTCGCTTTTACAAGCGCGCTCTTGATTACACCTGCCGCGTTGATCGCCTTATCTACTGCGCGATACGCCTGGACGCCGAAGGTGTAATACTTGTCGGCGGCCACACCAAACAAGACGAACGCCCGCTTGTTCGCTGGGACGGTATAGACCGTCTCCTCTGCTGGCGTCGTACCGAGCGTGTAGGCTGACGAGGACGTCGAGGGTCGGGCATAGACCAAGAAGCCGTCGATGTCCCCTTCGTTGCCGGACCAGCCCCACTCGAAGCTGATGTCCACCGAACCGTCTTTCTGTGCAACGTGATCGACAGCCGTGCCATTCGTGAGAATCGTCGGGTCCGTGATCGCGGAACCGTTGCGGTTGTTGCTGGCGTTGAAGTCCGTGATTGCAGTGGCCACACTAGCTGCAGGCACCCCTGCTACCAGGGTTCCAACAGGGGCGCCAACTGTGGCGCCGTCCTGCGTGCGGGAAAGTCGCACAAACGAAATACGTCCAGTGCCAAAGTTGGATGTCAGAAGGATTTGGATAAATCCGCGGGCACGAATGCAGTCGGAAGGTACAACGATCTCACCCGTTACAAAAGTCCACCCCACGCCTGCGTTAATAAATGCCGGCGTAAGCCATTGGTTCGCTCCTGCCGACGTTTGAGCGTTAATGCCAACCCTTAACTGTCCATTGCAGGTAGAGGCATCAAGCCACGCACTGACGTACAGCTTCTCTCCGGGTGTAACAGGAAACCACCCATCTGCGTAGCAGTCTCGTGCGCTGACCTCCAGGGCGTGAGAGAACGGCTGCCCTGAGATCCCTACGACAGTGCCCGCGCCCCACGTACCACGAGAACCATCAGAAAAAACACTCTTTTCTACGAGGTTCGAAGAATCGTCTGGGCGAGCAGCGATCAAGCTCCACTTCGCGCTTTTTGATGCCACATCCGAAATCTTGTTCAGCAGTGCCTGCCGTGCGGAATAGAAGGTTGAGAACGTACTACGGAAGGTCGAACCCACGATGTTACTGGTGGTCGTCAGGCTCGACAGCAACGGAGTGATGTAGGTGTTCAGTGCGTTATACGCATTGTCGTATGTGTTGTTTTCATCCGTGATACCTAATTCCGAAGCCTGGCTGTTGATGCCCGACTTCTCCGCAACGATCCCGTCCAACTCCTTCTTGGTGATCTTCTTCTCTGCGGGGGTCAGCTTGGAGTCCGAAGCAATATCGGCAAGGGTATTGACGATGGCGTCCTTGCCTTCGCCTGCTACTGCATCCCAGCTCATCGCATCGGTCATCAGCTCGATGGAGCAGTAATCGACTTCCATGACGCCGGCAGCATTCGGGTAGTTCGCTATGATCAGCGGGCGAATGTACTTGACGTTCTGGTGCAGCTTCAGCGGTGCAGTGACAGGTGGGTTCGTGCCAGTCTGCCCTGCTGCCGCCGTGCCCTTAACGTAGCCGACGTACTCAGTCCAGCCTGCGCCGGGATTCTGGCTGTGCGCCGCAACATAGTGCTGGCTGCTGGTTGAGTTTGTACCACTGGTGCTTACCCATGTTGTGCCATCTGACGCCACGCCAGCGAGACCCAGATACACCGTGCCGGTGCCTGCCGTTCTACGCACCCTGAACTTGATGCGATACAGCGCGGAAGGGTCGAACGGAATGTTCTGCTTGTGGATCAGCCATGCTTGATCGTCTCCGCTGTTGTTGCCAATACGGAGAACCTTCCCGCCTGTCAGGGAGTTGGACGCAGAGACAACGGACAGCTCGCCTGAGCCACCGTGGTTCGTCCACTGCGCGAGATTCCCGGACTGGAAGGACTCAAGGAAGGAAGTTGGGTTTGCCGAAGCGGAAACCAGATCGTTGATGGGTACGTTGAACCCGCCCGAGTCGAGCAGCATCGGGCCGAAGCTGCCGACTGCAAACGGCACGTAGTCGCCGTACCCAGGCATCACTACGGCGAACTTGTCGGCGCGGATGATGAACTCGGAGGTTGGCGTCGCGTTGTTCGCGGTGCTGGCGAAGCCGAACCCGGAGACGTAGCCGTTGATGTCGGTCTTGAGGGTCCATTGCGCGCCGAGCGAGCCGTCTGCGTTCGAGCGAACCAGTGCTTCTTCCGCAAGCGCTGCCCGGATCGTGTTTCCGCCCTCCCCGACGACCTCGGCTTCAATCTGATTCCATTTCGTTGCCTGCGCGCTTGTCCAGTTGGAAATCAGGTTCTCGCCGGACTGACTGATGGCGTTCGACACCCCGGTGATACTCGCCAGCGCCGTGTTCACCGCGCTCACAATTGCGGAGTCGTTTGAGGAGCGCGTGTTGCGCTCCTCCAGGATGAACCCTTCGACCAGCGCCCCCTCCTCAGTTACGCCAAGTTGCGAGCGCATGGTGTTAATGCGAGATGTTGTTGCCGTATCCGCGTCGGCGCGAACCTTGGCCTCGTCCGTGATGGCTGCATTAACCTGCTGCACATCATAGGACGCCGGGGAAACAACTTTTTCCCCAATGCTGATCCAATCAATATCCCATGCGTCTCCAGCGCCAGAAACCAGATCAAGCCGGATGGCGCGAATTTCATTCGTCGCGTAGTCGTTTCCGCCGTTTGTGAGCGCGGACATATCCCACTCGACGATCGTCCAGGTGGCCGGGTCTTTGGGGGCCGCAACAACCTTGCGGTACGAGTCCGATGCGTTGTGCGCCGCCGTAGTGTAGTAGCAGCGCCCCTCCCACACGGACGCGCCGGAGATGCGCCGGATCCTGGCGCGGATCTTCGTGGCGAGACTGCCTTGGTAGCGATCTGCGGTCGGCAGCGTGTAGCTGATATACGGGTTTGCGGCGGTCGTCACCATTGCCAGGTAGCTGCCGCCAGCATTTGAGATCGTCGCGCCAACCCCAACCCACCCCTCTACGCCAGAAACGAAATCAAACTGCTTGAGAACAGAATAGGTGGTGTTGCCGCCGAACTGCGCCGTCAGGCCGGTGATCGAGCTCGCCATCGCCGAGTCGGCATTCGACCGCGTCGTTTGCTCAGTCGTGATAGCGGATTCCGCCTCCCCCATGCGCGTGACGAGCGCAGTTACGGTCAATGCAACCGCTTCAACCTCGTTTGCGCGAGCGACCTTCTCTTCGTAGATTAGGCCGGACGAGAGATCGACAAGGGTCTTTCCTGTTGGATCGTTAAATCCGGTCAGCTTGGCAGAAAGGCTTTCGCGCTTGCTGACCTCAGTAGAGTCCGCCGTCGAGCGCGCCAGCTTTTCGTCGTACAGCAGTCCGCTGGCGATTGTGCCAAGCGTGAGGTTGTCGGGGTCTGCCTGTCCGACGAGCTTTACTGACAAGGCCTCTCGGGATGCAGCCTCAGCGGCGTCGGCGCTTGCGCGAGCAATCTGCTCTTGCAGAAGGGCGGCTGCGGACGCGCCGGGAGATGGGCGCCCGACCGCAATCCAGTCAATCTCAAAAAAATCGGTTGCCGTCTGTGCCATGGAGAGGTCGATCCGAATTCTGTCGATCTCCCCCGTCCATGTCAGGTTTACCGTCGCAAGTCCGATTCCGTTCGCGTCGAATACGGGCTCCGGGAATGACGCGCTGCGCGCGACATCCCAGGTTGAATCTGCGGCGCCACGCCAATAGAGCACCCCAGCCCAGGCGGGCGATCCCGTCTTGCGCACACGCACGCGCACTTGGGAGTAGGTTGATCCCTCTGCGCCAAGGCCGGCGGGCGAGGAAACATAGGGATCGGTCGCGTGATTCGCGGGGCGCAGCCACCCACCCGTCACGGTCGGCGCGCCATTGCCAACCCACCCTTCCACGCCGTCGTCGAAGTACCAGATATTGAAGTGATCGAACTGCTCGCCAGTGCCTGCCGACAGCAGCGTAATCTGCTGCGCGAGCCCCTGGTCCGCGGTTGCGCGAGCGATGCGCTCCTGGTATAGCAGGCCGGTTGTGATGCCGGACAGGTCATTTCCGGTGTAGCTGCCCCGCATTTGCGCCGCGAGAGTTTGTCTCTCCGATGCCTCAGCCCCAAGGTTTGTGGAGAGCGTCGTCAGCTCCTCCTCGATACCGGCCAAGCTGTTATTCACGCTCGACGTGAGGGTCGTTACGCTCTGCGCGATGCTCTCGTCTTCCGACTGGCGGACTGTTGCTTCGCTGGCGATCGCAGCGCCGCGCGCCTCAGCCTCAGCCAGCAATCCTTGTGCGCGAAGATCCGCCTCCGCTTGCACTGCGGCAATGCGCGCGGCAATCTCGAGGGCGATCTCATTCGCTCGGGACTCTGCTTCATCGGCAATGGCCTGAACGCGCGCCTCTTGCTCCTCGATGATCGCGCGCTTGGCCTCGATGTCGATACGCTCGATTGCCGATCTGAGCTTTTCGTACAGTTCCGACGAGGCCAGCCACTCCTGAATCGAGGGCGGGGTTCCAGGAAGTCCGCCGCCGATGAGCCCTTCTGCCGCCAACGTGAGCTGCTGGACGGCGTATTCCGTCGACTGGTGCGTGCGCAGGATGTCGGCGACCGACTGTGCAAAACGGCGCGCGGCCGGATCTTGAATGGTGGTCGTTGCGGGTAGGCTTGGCGTAACAGGCTGGACTTTTACAACCATGGATCAAACACCCTTCAGTTCAGCAAAGGATTGAGCAATCGATATTTCGCGCACGGTTGCTGCACCGACGACGCGGACGGACCAGCGATAGGCCGGAGCGCCTGGAGGGATGCGGAAAGAAGTGCGATTGCTAATCGACGCCGTATGGCGCACCGCGCCGTCCGCGTAGATCGTCAGCGTGCAGGCTCCAACAGCATCCACAACGCCGCAGGAGAAGTTCTGCGGGGCCGGGAAGAGTCGATCTCCAGCGCGCCACTCGGCGGTCAGGTTCGTGCTGCTGTCGGCAAACTCCGCAAAGCCAGTCGCCGTGGTCACGAAAAGCTGGTCGGTCGTGCCGGAAACAGCGGCGCCGTAGAGCGTCTGCCCGACATCAACGCGACAGTACGAACCTGCAGCTTCGTCGAGCTGAATCAGAAACGTCTCGGCTGTGACCGTTGCAGGATAGCTAGGATCGACAATGCCGAGCAGGCGCCCATCATGCTGGGCAAGGCGCAGGTTGCGCCGTGCGTTTCCGTAACGGGAACGCCAATCCTCTCGCATGAACAGCGCCTGAAACTCCTTAAGTCTTGGCTGCCCGCCATAGACCGGAACCAGCCCGTCGTTCGATGCGAAGATCGCAGCGCCATCGACGCGCGCCATCGACGTGCCTGACCAGCCGGCCTGCTCAACCGGAAGAAGCTGCTGACTCATCTGCGTCGGGTGCGAGCCTTGCACGAGGTAGGTCTGCGCCTGCGTCGTCACCAGCAACCCGCCCTCGATGGGGAGGATGCCGACGATGCGGTGCGGCAGCGTCATGCGGTAAGGCCATGCGTGGGGCCGGTACGGTTCGCTGTAGGCAAGATCCTTGCCGTGGCCGCAGACAAAAAAGCCGTTGCCGACATAGGTCAGGTTGCTCGGCGTTGCGGGCGGCAGTGCCCACTCAGCAGACGACAGTGCGGTAGTGGTTGCGGGTTCGTCGGTGGTGTCCGTGAGCGACGCCACGCCCACAGAAAGCGGAACTGGCGTGGCATTCAGTAGCAGGTACGTGGTGCCCCCCTGGAGGGCGGGGTACGTGCGGTAGAACACAATCCCCTGGAGGCCCCTCTGCCCTGCGGTCGGCGCGTGAGAGACCGTGTACGTAACGGACTGGCCAACCTCTTTCTCGATCAGCAGCGGCGCGGACGGGCCAGACTCTTCCCCCCACGTGTTCACCGCAACGGCGACCACGGAAAGCGACTCAAGGTCTCCACCCGTCACCGCGCCAAGCGTTGCGACCGGCTTCGGCGGCGCGGTCACGCCGAGCGCATACGAGGTTGCTGGCGGCGCCGGATTCATGTTGATCGCAGCCGCGCCAGAGAGCGTGGCGACGCGAATCTCTTCGCCTTCGGTGTGGTAGATCATCCGATTGGCGGAGTCGTCAATCGTCGGGTGCAGGTACGCGCGCGTAGGTTTGTTCCAAGCGAAGAAATTGGCTCCGTCCTCGGTGAACAACGCGCGGCACGGCTGCGCGCTCGTCGCCACGGTGTAGTGGGTGCCGAGGGTTTTGAGCGGTCGAAGCTCGCCGTGGGCAAACGTACAGTTCTTGGCGTATTGCGCCGCATCTTCCGGGAGCCGGTCAGCCGGCAGGCGGGGAATCTCGCCGTTGAACTTGCGGATAGAGAATGTCGTCATCGAACCCCCCAGGCGCGCAGCACGGTGCGCTGCCACGCGAACACGATGCGCAGGTTCGTCGTCAGCACAGATTCAATCGCTTCGCTCCAGCGGCATGCGTCGTTGATCGGCTTGAAGTGCTCGGCCTTCCATCGGGCAAGGTCAGTAATCTTGGCGTTCATTTCGCGGCTCCCGGTGTCCGGTTTTCCAGCGGCACCCCTCAACCATTGGCCTCATCTTGATGCAGCGATGGCTCCAACTTGGGTAGAGGTACTGGCTTTGCTTGTGCACGCACTGACGGCAGCACAGCGGCAGTTCTTGCGTGCTCATGCCCACCCCTCACGGCGCTGCTTGATGCGCTGGTAGAGGCTCACCCCTCCCGACCACAACACGGCCAGCAGCACCCCATACACCGGCTGGATGCCTAGCGCGAGCGCCACGGCTTGTCCGGTCTCTGTCGATTCGGTCAGGGTGCCAAGCACGGTCGCCAGCACGGCAGCGGTGCTCGCCTGCGCGATGGGGCTTTTCTTCAGGCTCGACTCGGGCTCGACATCCTGCGGCATTGGTTGCGAGTCGTCCGACAGGTACAGGGCGGCTTCCCGCGCACGGCGCGAGGTCAGCCCATCGACCACCTGGAGCACGCCGTTGATGCGCGCCTTATTCCACAGCGCGAAAGCTCTGGCCGCAGATTGGCGGTCGCCCTCGTTGTGACGTTTCAGCACCGTGGAGCGCGCGAACCCGGAAAGCCCGATGTTGTAGGCGAGGCTCACCAGTGCACCCAGTTCGTTCTCGGAGGCGTCGCGCTTGAGTACGCGCTGAACCCCGTCCGTGAACTCGGTCAGGTCTTCCACAAGCCGCGCGTCGGCTTGTTCCTGCGTGCAGGCGTCGCCCATCTTCACGCCGCGCGTGTGACCCCAGCCGATCGTCGGTACGCCCGCTGGGCAGCGGTATGCCTTGAGCTTGCACCCCTCGGAGCGCGCGATTTCCAGCACCGCATCGTAGGTGATGGGCCAGTCCAGGTTCTTGTCGGGGAGCGTCATTTCACCACCTCGTTCAAATAGCGATTCAGGTCACGCAGCGTTCCGGGGTTGTAGAGCTCCGGGCTCGGAACGCCCCCGGCTTGAGCGATCCACTCCGAGCAGAACGCCGCCCCTTTGTTGTTGATGCCCCGGTTGAAAACCTGCGACCCGACCAGCCCGATCCAGTCGTAGGTCTGCCCTTGCGTCGACGCAAAGTGCGAGATGAGCTGGTCCGTCGTGATCCACTTGCACGGCTCAATGATCCAGCGCTCAAGGGTGGCAAGCGTCTTTCTGGACGCCTGAGACCGCACCCCTCCATCCCGGATGGTCGACGCAAAGGTTGTATCGCCTAACAGCAGTTCGGAGTGCGACTCCTTGCGCCCGGTCCATGCGCGGATCACCGCGTTGCCAACCGTGCCGTCCCCGACGTAGGAACAGAGGTAGATCATGTACGCCTCCAGATCGCGCGCTTAATAGCCCACAGCGTTGCGCCGATGGCGAGAAGCCATGCGCTTACAACGATCGTTTTTAGCGGTGCGGGGCGTGCGTTACGCGGGTGGTCCGTGTGCCGGTCAGCTCCATCAAACCCAGAGAGCGAGAGCACAGGATGCAGCAGTGGCGCAGGCGGAACGTAGCTTGTGATCTGGCCGTCTCGGTCGATGTGTATGGCGTGCATGCCCCACTCCGAATGAGCGCTTGCTCGCGCGGCAAACCACCCACCATTCTCGTGCAGCAGGTCGAGAGAGCGGGTCAGACAGTTCATGGGACAACGACTTGCGCGAGTAGCGTTTCTGTCACCCAGAACGGGTGACACTGGTGGCGGGCGTACATCTCGACGCGATCACCGGAATCAGCCTCCACGTACCACGGCCCCCAAGCCTGCGGCCCGAGCGGGCGCTTGAACTTCATGCCGAGCTTTTCGCCCCGATACTCGATGAGTGCGATGCGCGGGATGCCGCCGTCGCGTGAGATGCGCGCGTAGGTTTCGATGAATGCGCAGTCGCGGCGCTTGTCCAGCGTGCCCGACACGGTGACGCACCCACCTTGGCAGGTTGTATCGACCACTGAGAACGCGAGCACCGGAGACGCCTTGCTCTCTGCCCAAGGGCCGACCAGCAGTGCGAACACGATGGCCCCAAGTACGAGCAGCCAGTATGGAGTGGAAGCGTCGATCAGTTTTTTCACCCCCGCACCCCTCTCAGAAAACGGTCGTGCATGTCCATGTAGAGCGCCAGTGCCCTTGGACCGGAGTGTGCGGACAGGCTGATGACAATGGCCGAAGGCCACCCATCAAGCCCTTGCCACTGGCACACGAAAAACGCGATGGACCCGGCAAAGCTGCACACCACCACGTCCACGACGAAATCCACTCCTCGCAGCGTTTCGCCGTTCTTCAGGCGCTGCGCGACATGAACCGCTCCGCCCCATAGGGACAGCGCGATGGCGTAGACCCACGGCAGGTATTCCTGGACCCATTCGAAGCGCTCGTTCACCCGCTACCCCTTATCGTTTGATGGCCACGACTTACCTCGTTCAGTTGCGTGATTGCTGGATGCTGGAGGCTCGCACGTTCGGGTTCGTTCCCACGGAGTTGCGGTTTACGTCCGAAGCCGTCTCGGCGTTGGTGCGGCCAACGAGCTGACCTGTGAAGGCTTGGTAGTACAGTTGGGCGAGGTTGGCGTTGGCGGCGTACTCGGCGTCCTTCGAGTAGCATCGGTACAGCGTGTAGTTCACGACGGCGGGCAGCCAAGTGCCGTCCAGTTCCAGCGTGCCGCCTGATACGGCCTCGGCCGGTTCGGCGGAGTAGACCATTTCCAGTGAGCCCTGGCTTGTGGCGGGCTGGGGCGGAAACACGTAAAACACCTTCTGGTTCTGCTGATCAAAAACGTAATGGCGCACGACCGAATCGGGCGTGGAGGCGTGCCAGTCGGACTGCTGGGCATCGAGGATTTCGCGGGTCACGATGCGTGGAGCGATACCCGGCGTGGCCCCGCCCACGCCCATGTTGCGCACAATGTCGAGCAGCGTGGTGCCCGCAGCTGGAATGGTTTGCTTGGTGCCCGAAACGAGCGTGGCCACGGATGTCTGCACACAGGCATCGGGTTTGTAGAAACACACCTCGCGGCAGGCGTCGGTGATGTACTGGAGCTTTTCGTCCAGCGGCCAGCGGATGTGGGTTGTGTCCTGGAGCAGCTGCCCCACGCGGGTCACAACGTCGTTAACTTGGATTGCTGCCATAAAAACCTCTGTGCGGGAATTGCAACAGAGGCTATCGGGGTTGCGCTTTTGGGGGTGCCCTTACGGCACGAGTCGCGTCCGCAGCCGGCCCCGATGCGCGCCTATTTGCGCTTGCGCTCGTGCCCGAGCAAGCCCGAATTGGTATTGCTGCTCGGCAATCTGTGCCTGGTTGATGTCGCCGTAGGTCAGCGCCAGCTGTTGTTTTGCAGCGGCGGCGATCGGCTCTTTCCAGTAGAGCACGAGACTGTCATCGAGCGTGGTTGCGGTCGCTTTCGGCCCGATCGCCACGCGCAGGACGATGGAGGCGCCCTCTTCCGGCACGTTCACCAGTCGTACGATGCGCGGGATCGGCTGCACAAAGCCCGTCACCTCGCCTACCTTGGTGATGTCGCTGCCGGCCAGCAGCGCGCGATCAAGGTGCGCGTGCGCTTTCACCGCGGCGATCACGCGGATCGGCTCGGCATTCGAGACCGGCTCCACGTCGTATTCGGCCACGCCCGCGATCGCCTGGATCGGGTTCGTGCTCTCCTGCCACACCAGCGAGTCCCGGCAGAACTGGATGGCGCCATCGAGAATGGCCCGGTCAATCGCCGGCTCGGGCACGTTCGGGAAGTGCGGGACGACGTAGGGATGCAGCGCGGAGAGTGTGGCCATCAGCGCACCCGCTTACCCATCGTCAGGCGCACGGCGTCCAGCAGCTCGGCCTTCTTGACCGAGGTGTCGAGCTTCACGCCGAAGTTGCGATGCGCGTACTGCGCCAGTTGATCCTTGGTCATCGCTTCGAGATTGACCAGCGGCGGCAGGTTGTCGGGCTCCTCACGCGGCGGCTCTTCAACCTTGATCTCGGTCTTGCGCTTGCGTGCGTCCTCGAACTCGGGATGGCGCAGCAGCTTGACCGCAATGTGCTCGGGCACGTCGTCGCGCGTGTCGCCAATCTCCCAATGCAGCTTCGAGCCGTAGAGGTGATCGGTGTAGGGCTTGGGGCCGTTGTACTTGATGGCAATGGCAATGGGCATGGTGCGCTCCTTTGCGATGGTTGTACGTCAAGCGCAAGGATAGGGGTGCGCTTGAAACAAGAAAGGGAGCCGAAGCCCCCTTTCTCTCACTTGCTACCAGCTACGATCAGGTCAGCGAAACCACCGAGTCGAAGACCATGACGCCGTGGTCCTTGACGTGGGTGCCGCCGAGGTTGAAGCGCAGCTTGGCTTTGCCGCCCATGCAATCGCCGCCAACTTCCATCGCGCGGCCGAAGTTGTACGGGTTCTCGAGCCAATCGAAATGGTAGTCGCTGCCCTTGTTCTTTCCGTAGGCATTGCCAAGCGCCTGCGCGCCGAGCAGGATTGCGCGATCCACGGCGAAAGCCGAGGTGATGCCGGCCGGAACCGCGGTAGCGGTGCCGGTGCCGGTGGCCTTGTTGGCGACCAGCACGGAGGTGATCGAGCTGCCGGTGCCGTGACGGATGGCGCGGTTGAGCTTCTTCACCAGGATGCCGTTCCACATGCCGACCTCACCCTTGAACAGCGGGTGCTTGGAGCCGTAGGAGGCGCGGTTCCAGGCGTTCTGCTGGAATGAGCGGATGTCGTTCGTGGTGGCTTTCAGCAGATGCGAGTACTGACGCGGCGACACGTACAGCACCCACATCGGCTCGTCGGCGGCGGCCGGGTCGTCGGCGATCTTGACCGGCTGCAGCGGAAACGCCATCTCGTCCAGCATGGTGCGCATGTTGTCGATGGACTCGAGCGTGAGCACGTCGGCGGTTGCGATGGCGCCGATGTTGGCTGCGCTCGGGATCGCCATCGAAGCGCCGCCCGCGTCGATCAGGTAATGGCTTTCGTAGGTCGGCGGGGTGACATCGTTGACCATGATCGCGCCGAAGTCGCCATCCGAAGAAAGCGGGACGACCCAGTCGTCGTTCACTTCGGTGCCGCGCGCGCCGGCCAGATGCACGAGGCTGGTCTGGTCGTCCAGGCGGGCGAAGTAGCTGGTGAGGTTCGCCATGGCGATGTTGCGCAGGTCATGCACGGTGCGCTGCTGGCTCATCTTGCCGCCGGCATCGACCACCTTGGTCGCCAGGTCGATCTTGATGTCCATCGAGGCATTGGTGAGCGCGACACCCGTGCCTTCCGCGTCGGCATCGCCCATGGTCGGCTTGCCGCCGATGGTGCCGAACACGTCGACGCTCACCTTGTCGCCCGCGGTCTTGCTCAGGTCCGTGATACGGACAATCGGCATGTCCTTCGAGGTCTGCGCCTTGAGCTTGTTGATGGCGTCACCCGTGCTCGGCGCCGGGCCGGTCAGGGCGCGCGAGAAGCCGGGTTGTTTCTGGGTCTGCGCGAAGAGCGCAACGGAATAGAGTTTGCGGGCGAGCGCCGAGCTCGACGCGACGTTGGTGTTGAAGCTGCCAGACGAGGCCATTTGAGGCTCCTATTTCACGAATTGGGTGTTAGCCAAGCCGTGCCAGCAGGGCGGTGATCTGATCAGGAGTCATGTTCTGCATCTGTGAGCCGAGTCGATCGGCTGACATTTGCGCGAACTCTTCCATCGGATCTGAGGCCGGAACCGCTCCACCCGGAATATCCGAGAGGGTGCGGGGCGCACTCTTCGCCTCTGCGGCCACGCGCTTGGCGGGCTTTTCCTGGGGCTTGGCCTGAGCGCGCGGCGCGGCAGTGTCGGGTCCATAGAAGGCGTCCACGATTTCCACTGCCTTTGCCAATCGCTGCTCCAGCGTCAGCCCTCGATGCGCTGGCGAAGCCTGCAACTTGGTGTCGGCCTCGATTGCAGCGGCCCATCGGTCCGGGTCGTTGTGCTCCCAATGCAAAAGCGTCGGGTTGGCATCCACGGCCTGCCGGACCTCGGACATCGTTGCCTCCTGCCGCTGTCGGTCTTCCTGCTCCATCCGCTGCGCGACGGTCTGCAACTGCTGTTCGAGCTTGCGCGTGTGAGCAAGCAGCTTGGCGACGGCCGGGAAGTCTTCGGCCATCGAGTCCAGGTCATCCACGGATGCCTCGCCCTGTGCCTGTTCCTGCGGCTTGCCGGTCTGCTGCATCGCATCGATGCGCGCTTGAAGTTCCTGCATCGCTTGCTCGGCCGCGCGACGTTTCTCGCGCTCGGTTCGCAGCACGTCGTAGGGGATCGTGTGCTTGCCGTCCTTGCTTGCAATCGGCGCTTCGTCTTCCACCTGTTGCGGTGCTTCTTCAGGCTTTTCCTCTTCGCCTTCGGTCACTTCCACGCCGGCTGTCGCGTCGTTTTCAGCCTGTTCGGGTGCCGGGGCGCCATCCATCTGAGCCATCAGGGCCGCGATCTGGTCGGGGTCCGTGGGCATCTCGTCCGGGTTGGCGGCGTAGTAGTCCAAGTCCTTCAGTGCATCAGTCATTCCATTTCCTCTATCGGTCGGAGTCCGTCATTGGCTCGGCGCACCCATGACGCAGGGCTGCGAAGCGCGGGGCCATTGATGCTATTTACGGGACAATCGCGGGCGGGGGTGCCCTTTTGACCTGTTTTCGGAACAGTGAGGGCGAAAAAAAGCCCGTCACTCGGACGGGCGTAACCTCGGGAGAGGGAGGGGAAATGAGCGCCCTAGACTAGCGGGCGCGCGAGGGGGATTAGATCAGTGACTGCCAGTCCACATTTAGCGCGCCCGCAGTGCCGGACCGGCTTACGGTGAAGCTCGTCGCTGTGCGCGCGCTCACCCACACGTGTTCGTTTCCACGCGGTGTGACAACGACCGACCTTGGTGCGGCGCGCAGGCCGTGCGTAATCACAACGCTTGATGCCGCGTCCGGGATCGTAGCGGTTCCAATTGCCTCTGTCGTGTACCCGACGTTCCTCCGCACGACCGTATCTGCCTGTAGCCCATTGATTGGCGCAAGCGTTGTCGAGGTGATGCGGTTGTCATTAATGACGACGCCCGTGACTGCCGCGAGTACGTAAATGCCGCTCCCCGTCACATCCAGGATTTCATTCCCGATTACCCGCGCCCCTTGCCCATATATTCGGATGGCATGCGAACCTGTATTCCGTACAACGTTTCCTGTGATAATCGCGGCCGCAGGCACAATATGGATTCCGGTTCCGCTCGTCCCCTTTATGTCGTTGTTCATCACTACGAGCCCCGCGTTTGTTCCTGCAGTGGAAACAACGCCGGTCACACCCCCAACGCATTTGTTGTTTTCGACTGTCGCAAACGTCGTGGCGGCGATCTCGATGTGGCTCGATTCAGGATTGATCGAGAGATTGCCGTCGATTTTTAAATTTTCGCAGTTCGTAGTTGTGTATATGGATCTTGATCCGGCCGCAATAATTGTGTTATCACAAACAGCACCGTTTGTGACGGACGCAACGTTCACCCCCGCAGCACTGGCCCCGGTAGTGTGAATCAAATTGTCTTTCGCAGATAGGTTTGTTCCGCCGGAAAGAACAATTGCATTCCCGTTGATGTTGTACAGCTTGTTCCCGGAGAACTCAATTTCTGAGCAGCCGCCAGAGGTTTGCAGGCCCGCTGCGCCGGGGCCTATTACATTATTACGGCAGATCACCCGCTCGCTGTTCGTATGAACAGAAAGACCACCCTCTTGCCCCGTCGACGAGAAGATGACGTTGCCTTCAAAAAGCAAGTCGTATGCGGTGTGGACGATCACCATATTCCCGTCGATGAAGTTCCCTCGAATAATTCCGTCGTGGTTGACTTCCGTGGTCACGTCCGTCGACGCAACGTCGATGGACGCCCGCAAAGCCTCGGAGAACCCATAGATGTGGTTGCCCTCGATTGTAAAATGCGACCTCGCGCCCTTTGCGGTGGATGTCGGCGCGAACTCTTGATTCCATACGATGATCTTGTGGCCGATCGTGTCGTATATCTTGCAGTTCCGTACCGTCGCACGATTCGCGTAGATACCGACCCCGTCTGATTGCCGGCCGATCACGTTGTCGTTAATCGCGGGGTTTCCGGTTTTGTTCCCGTTCAGACTCAAGTTTTCTACCGTGCACCCGTCCGCGAGGATGCGGACGCACGCGTCGTTGACATGCGCGGTTGCCCCGTCAGGCGTCTTGATCGTCGCGCCCCAGGTGCCGGTCAGCGTGGTGTCCGGCACTGTCAGCCGAACGGCGGCCATGTATGTGCCCGGCGGGCAAAAGACCACCGATCCAATCGGGAGAGCGGCTAGACCTGCGTTAAACGCATCCGTACAATCCGTCGCGCCCGTTGCATCCACCCCCGCAAAAGAGGTCGCGCTGATCGCGGCTCCGCCGCCCAGCGATGCGATTGCCGTCGCCACGTTGGGTTCGAATGTAACCACCCCACCCGGGCCCGTTGCAGCCGTTACGAGCTGTCGTTCCTGCCCGTGCGCATCCACGAGCCCGAGGATCTGGTCGGTCGCGTCGTCAAACGTGACCTTGAAGTTACCCAGGCGCTCCAGGCTGGATTTGCGAATCGTCATTGCACTGCTCCTTGCATCGTTGGGTTGGTGAGCGCCCTCGTCTCGGCGCGCGACTAGGCGTTGTTGGCGAGCCGTTCTTTCAGCGCGTAGCCCATCAGCGGCCACAGCTTCTGTACGGCGTTCTGTCGGGCGATCTTGCGGCCCAACTCGGCGTCGAAGTTCTCGGGGGACGCGCAGGCCGACTCGCCGGTCACGGTGAAGCCGTTGCGGAGCACGAGGACGCAGAAGGTCAGCAGCTCCAGCGGCGCAGGGGCCGGCAGCAG